AATTTGCGGTTTATTGCTCATTATAGGTTCTCATAATGTTCTTTTAATTTATTAATATACCAAATACTTTTCTCTAAGTCTTGAATGTTGGAGTCTTTATAAGATTCTCTCCAAATATATTTTAAGGCAGCTCCTTTTAAATATCCCTTATATTCATCCTGGGTTAATGCCGATTTAATTGCATCAATACATTCAATAGACCCCTTACGATAATGAGGTGGTGCGTTAACATAATCGATCTTTTCTTTACTCATTTGCATCTCCTTTGGGCATATAAATCTCAACATAGGCCTTACAATCAGGACAAGATAGGTTCGTGACCATATCGTATTCTTCATTCTCATCTCCTATATCATGATCTCCACCCCATATAAGTCCACTTCCACAATACCAACAATTCATACTTTTCTCCTAATTAGTTCATTTTTACATTTCTGTATGACTTTTTTCTTAGCACTAGAGGATTCAATATAATCATTGAGTTCTTGTACTGTCATACTCTTTAGATAGTAATGTTCTGTTTTTGTCTTACCTGTTGCCCTGTCTCTAACAACAGCACTAGGTCTTAGTTTTATCGCCATCTTTTTTCTCCTTTTTCTTTTTCCCAAATGCTAATTCCCAATTTGCATCTATTTTCTTTTTATCTTCCTTACGCCTTTTTGAGCCTTTGCCACCATGCCACTTAGTCATAATCTATCCTTTGAAAATTTACAGATTTATCTAATTTGCTTAGTATCTCTTTTGCTCTCATAAAATCCTGGGGTATACACCTAAGCAGTTCTTCAATACTAAATACCATAATATCCTTTTCGTCTTTATGTATTAGCTCTAAAACTGGCTTCTCTTCATCAGTATCACATATCAATGCAGTTTTCTTATCAAAGGTAAAACACCTAGCACTTGGTTGAATCATAATGTAACCACTTTCTTCACATTTGATGTTTAGTTGTTCATAGGCTCTAATCATCATATCAACCATACTGATTTGCTTTTTGATCGTATCTTTTTGCAAAGATGTTTTTAATAGTTGTTCTGCTTTCAAAAACTTAATCTCAAAGTCTACGCCTACCATTTTATAGATACGTTTCCAGTTACCCCATTTAACATTAGCCTCTGCTTCCAAGATTCTTAATTGTTTAAGTTTATCTTTTAAAGCCTCATCATAATAATTACTCATATATCCTCCATGCTTATACATTTAAGTGTGCATGTGTGTAGTCCTACGGACTACTACACACACACACACTCAAATAATGTATTCATACACACACACACACTCACACACACACTCACACACTCTATCCATTAGATAACTCATAATCATCATATATTCTAAAGTCTACTAGCCTGTAACCCATCTTTCTTACAGTGTTTTTATCTCTTTTGGCATGTATAACAACTCCAACCTTTTCTAATCTTTGGAACGATCTGTTTATAGAATCACGATTAATTTCCTTACCACTAGTGTTATAAACAGCATGGTGGCCAAAATCATCTGCTGTAAACCATTCTTCTTCAGGTTTTGGCTTATCTTTTGCTAAAAAATACATTAAAGAAGCAATCTTTTTGTCTTCTGCTTCTTTGACAGCATCTTGAAAATCCTCATCAGAACCATCATCTTCAGTCTCAATTAGTAATCCCGAAGTAACATCAAGACCCTCGCCAATAACAGTCTCTTCGTGGAAAATAAAATTCTTATCAGTCATTCCCATTCCATCTTTATTCTTGGTTTGTTTCATCTTGACAAACATTTCCTTTTTATCGCCAACTGTCTTATCTTTCCTTTCAACTATAAACTCTCCATCAATAGAAGCATCAAGAACAGAACTACCTCTAGCTCTTCCTTTATTACCTCTACCAGTATGATGTACAAGCAATACAGTACAATCAAAGTCATGTATCAACTGATCTGCGGCTTTGACAAATTTATTGACCTCTTGAGCAGAATTCTCATCTCCTGAGAAATTTCTCTGAAAGGTATCAAAGATAATTAAACCGATTTGCCCTACTTCTTGTTTAAGTAAATTAATCTCATCTTCTAACTTCTGATACTCTTCTGCTTCATTAATCCTTGAACCTCTGTTAGATAAAAACAATGGTGCTTCTTTTAAACTACCACCATATTCACTTTGGTTGTATATGGAAAGCCTCCTGCGAATTCCACTCACGCCTTCGCCTGCAAGATAGACTACAGGTGCTTTTTTTGCTTTATGTCCATAAAAATCACTACCTCTTGCTACCGCACAAGCCATGGCTATCGCAATAAACGATTTGCCTGATTTTGGTTCTCCAAAGACTGTTATCAATCTGTTACGTTCAAAAACTTCAGTGATAAGCCAGTCAGGATTTGTTACCTGGGATAATACAAAGTCAGCTCTCTCAAACCTCAAAGCACCCTTAGGTAGCTTTTCCTTTTGATTATTAACAAAGCTAATGAAATCATCAGATGATGCAAAATAACCTGATTCGTAAGCATCATATAGATCGTCTTTTTCTGCAAAATCTTTAGGTGGTTGTATTATCTTTACAGATTTACATCCTTCTTTTCTTAAAAACTCTGCCAACTCTCCTGCACAATCTTTACCTGCCTTATCATTATCAGGAAATATCCACACATCTCTTTTTAATATAGGCTTCCAATTTGCCTTCTTCCAACTATTAACACCACCATGCCATGTGGCACAATCATAATCATACACATTCTGACACCCTATACAGGCCTTCTCTCCCTCGTTTATAACGATAGGCTTGTCAGGATGTTTGTTTGTGTAATAAATTGGCATAAGGGACTGTCAGGGCGTTTTAAAGACCATTCACCACCCATACCTAGAGTAAAGGGAGCATACTTCTGTTTAATTGCATGACCTTCAGGAAACCTAAGAACCATAAAATTATCAGCATACTTTAGCTTAATAATTGCTTGTCTATACAAGTCAACCATCTGCTCCCTAGAGAATGATCTAGCATTACTTTTAGGCTTAGCAACAGGGGAATCACTAAAGCCAGTTAGTAAGGAGTCATTAGACTGTAATGCTAGATCATGACCAAACTGTTTTAAAACTGTATTTACATCTTGATTTAGATGTTTAATTAAATCTATTACGCCCCCACCGACTCCTGCTTCATGGTCATAAAATGTACCATCAGATAGGTTGAGACACATACTACCCTTGCGACCCCATCTATATTCATTAGATGAGGTGCTAGTAGGTTCTCCTAGTAGTTGCTTTGCAACATCAGGAGCTATTCTTTGCCAATCAATATGCTCCATTTAAAAAGGAATATCGTCATCTGATAATTCATTCTTATCGACCATTTCTTGGACTTTTTCTGCAAGACCATCATTAGGACTCTTGAAAGTATCTTCTACTTCCTCATCTTCTTTGCCATAAAATGAAGGTATAACAAAATTGTCAAACCTTGGTGCAAACTTAGAGAACTCAAAAGTTAGCTCTGATGACCTTCCTATACCAACCTGTATCTCTTTTGAGCCTTTATACTCAACAACAGGCAATGAATCACTACTGGCATCCATTTGATTCCAAAAGCTACTTAATATCTTATTAAATGCACTAGATTCAGCAAAAGTAAATCTACTCCATATTAATGCGTGTTCATGTCCATGTGGCATAACACAACAACTAAATGCTCTTTTCCAATCATCACCAGGCTTTGTACTAGCCTTGCCAAAGTTATCATCCCAAACATACTGATACTCTCCAGCATATCTACCCCAACCACTTTTAAATGTTGCAGGGTCTAACTGCAAGTATTTAAAATCAATTGGTGTTTTGCCATTAACAAAAAATTGTTGATCGGCAGTTTTAAAAGCAAGATAAACTTGCTGTCCTTCAGTGGAATTACTCATTCCTCCTAATATATCCATAATACTCTCCTATGGTTAATGTATTGTTCTATCAATACTGTTTAAGTAATCAGCTTCAAGTTGGGTATAACACCTTTCCTTGAAACTATAATAATCCTCATCATTTGTAATGCCAAAGACATCACATGCAATGCTGATTCTTTCGTAGGCACGCCTACAAAACTCTTCAAAGTCTTCCTGTAGCAAATAACTATTTAAATCCATTCGCTTTTTGTAAGACTTCATCTAAAATTTCACATAATTCTGATAATGGGCAATTATAGGTGCAATTCCAATTTGCCTTATCAACACTTGTTACCAGGAACAAGGGAATCACACACATAATTTGCTTTCTATCATATTTATAAATAAGTAATGGTATTAGGCTATCGCCAGCACTCTCTACTGCTTGTTGCCACCATTCATTTTTATAAGTTGTTTTCTTAGCACTCTCCTTATATCTTTTACACTCAATCGCGAACTTATCAAAATATATATCAGCCATGCCTTTAGTTTGGTATTGATCTAGGTTTCTCTTAACTCTAGTTTCTATACCCCTTGATTCAAGAGCAGTGTTCAGTTTATTAACAATAACCCTTTCAAATGCTGCTCCTTTGTTTCTACTGTTTACCATTAATCTAATTTATTAAGTATGTAGATAGCAGCCACCACGCTGACTATTGTTACGATTGCTAACAACCCAACAAAGCCACCAATTAAATATAGAATCCAGTCAAGCATTGAAATCAGTCCTTACAACCCTTCCACTTTGGTATTGTATTTCTCTGTAATGTGTTCCTGCACCTTTTTGAAAATAGTAATAGGCAATTTGCTTGTCTAGCTTTTCATTCTTTAACTCTTCTCTTCTTTTAGCTACTGCTTTGCTATTTTGACCCATTCTTTTTCTCCGCTTTATATGAAACCATACCTAGCTTTAAAACCATCTGCGAAGCAGACTCAATAGTCATGTTGTTTTGTATTGCAAATATCTTGATTTCTTTATGCAAGTCCTCCGATATCCATAGTGCTTTTTTTATCTTCTCATCCATTCTAACTCTCCTTTTTTATATTAATATTAATTTAAGATTTTTACCACTTCTTTTGTGTTTATATACGTTTCATGTCCTATAATCTTATTAAGGGCAAAGGATAAACTCTCCATAAATCTAAATACTCTCATTATCTATTTGCCCTTACTCAAAAACCAAATCAACAATATTAGGACTGTTATAAATACTTAGAGGCTTACCTTGTTGGTATTCCTTATACTCTTCCAAATACCTCTCCATTATTTTCCAGGCATAGTCCATTTGCTCTTTAGTGATTCTAAATACTTTAGAAGCATAGGGATGTGTTTTCTCTTGAGCTATGAATACAAAACCATCTACGCTATATCCTGCTGACTCTAATCCTCTTCTATACCAGGAGGCCTGCATATCATATCCATACTTGCTGACTGATTTATTAAAGGCATAAGGTTCACAAGATATAGTAGTTTTATAATCCACTATAATTATCTTGCTGTCTGAATTAGGTTCACTTAAAGGAGGACACATCAAATCAGGTCTACACTTACAAAGCACATCATCCTCATACCAATAGATACTTGCTTCTGCAACCTTACCTTTAGCATTGAGATAAGCATTGCCTTCGTAAATCATATTTGCCTTCATGCTTTCCAGTAACTCAAGCTCTGCTTCTTTTAATACTATGTAGCCTTGCTCTTCATAATCAGCCTTCTCTTCCTTATAGGCTTTTGTATAAGGAGAGCCACTAACAACCTTTACTTCTTTGTCAAAAGCCTCTCTGCCTTCTACGATCAAAGAATGTGCTGCTGTCCCAAATTTTAGTGCTGGTGTACTTTCTTGCTTATGCTCTACTGCATGAAGTTGTGATTGACCAAACCTTCTAATATAACTACTGCTTATACCTACACCTGCGTGATAGTCTTCATTAGGTATATCTTTATAAATAAGTGCTTGTCCTCTTTGCTCTGATGCAAAGTTCTTTAGTGACTCTATCTTCATCTTTGCTCACCCATTAAATATGCAATTTCAAGCAAAGAATCTCTGACAACATATTCTTCATTTGCTGTTTGCACTTTGTTCTCGCCAGTAAGGTAGTCTTTGTAATAACCCCTTATTTGCCTTTTAGTTAAGATCAATGGCTTGACCTTGCCGACTTCATTAAATTGTATATCCATTAAATATTCCCCCTTTGTAATAAGTAAAGTAACCATAAGCACACAACCATACCTAGTAGTGCTAATCGCATCATAAGTTCATGTTTCATAATTAACTCCTTTCTAATTAATATAAATATATATTAAATTATATTTAAATACAATGCAAGGATTAAATTATAGGATTTAGAACAGGTACAGAACTAAGAGTATCAAGTGATTCTTGAAGTGAATCAATCTCCATAGTGTCAGTGATAATCTTCTTATCAAAGGTAAAATAGTTTTGTGAGGATGTGTTGGATTTAAATAGAATTCGTTTGTGTTCATCATAGAAGAATACAAAAGCCAAGATATCACAATGATAGTTCTTGTAAGTTCCTGACATTGATCTTGAGTTTTCAGCAGCAAAGACAAACTTCTTTTCTTTGGTAGCTCTTCTGCTTTTGACTTGCACTGTATATTTAGCGTTGCCAAATTCAACAATTAAATCAGCAGGATGTTTTTCTTGGGTTGGGAAGCAGAAGTCTGCATATTCCAAAAGGAATGTTTGTACCAGGGATTCACCCAAAGCACCTAGTCTTGAATTATTTTGATGTTGGTCTGATGTCTTTCTTGGCATTTTGACATAAGGCTAATTGCCTTGAATTGTAAGCTGCTCTATTAGGGGTTTGTGTTGCATACTTACTTCTAAGTATTTCCTCTGATGCTTCTAACCAGCAATCCATCTCCATTAATGCTCTTGTATGCCTAAAAGCCATCCATCCTGTTATGCCCATTTGGAAGGTGCAATCAATACAAACTAATTGAGCTTTCTCAGGAAAACTTCTCCATACATGCCAGTGCTTGTCTAAGCTCTCTATGACTCTTTTGATATCATTATCAAGTAGATACATAGCTTCATCTTCTGTTATGCCATTTGCTTCTAGGTTTCTGCCTATACCAATGGTTAATTTATCTTCTGAGCATTTGTATGGGAATGTTCGTAAGCCTTCATGCTTTACTAGCATTTCTTTTACATTGTCTAACATATTACTTTTTAATTTTTTCGTAAGTTCTCAAGCCACTCATTCCTAGCATTGCCATAACAATTGTGGATAGTTGGCTGAAATCAAACTCAGGTGTGTTGTAGTCAATGTTGTTGACTATAAGGGTGTATTGAATAATAGGTTCTATAATAAAATGATAAGCGAGTGAAATACCACATGCCCAGCCAATAAAAGGCCTCCACCCTGCGACAAATACATTATTGTGTGCTGCTTCAACTTTATTTACTTCCAATTGTGCTCTGTTAAGAGAAATTATTTCCTTCTCAAGTTCATGAGATAGTTTTGTTTTTAAATCTTTATCAGCAACAAATTTATCTAAAATGTTACTAACTGGTTCGATAAGTTTATCTATCATATATTAATTAAAATTAAATTAAACCTCTGAGGACTAAAGTAAACATACTAATTAGTATTGTTGTAAGACCTGCTAATAACCAACCCTTCATACTATTGACTGATGCTTGTAAATCATCAGTTTTTCTATAAATAGTTTTCCAGCGTTCTTCGCACATTTTTTCATGAACCCTTAAATCTGAATGTACATCATTAGCAGTCTTACGAGCAGCCATTATTCTTCCTCAACAACCTCAGCTACATCTTCAGCATTGATAGCTCTATCAAATGATTCAATTACTAAGTTTTTATATTCATTAGTAATTACATAGTCATCATAGTGCTCTTGAAGTCTAGCTAATTTTTTACCAGCAACATTTAATTTAGCAGCTAAAGCCATTTGCTCTTCATTTAGGTCAGCAGCTCTATACTCAACATCATTAAATGTAATGATTACTGGTTCTTGGTTTTCCATCTTATTTTCTTCGTTACTCATTAGTCTCTCCTATAAGTTTATTAAAATTAAATTATATACTAATTTTCTAGCTCTTCTATTCTTGAAGTTAAATTATTTATAAGTTCTTGTTGTTCTTGTATAGCTTTGGTTAAAAGAGGTACAAGTTTGCTTTGGTCGATACCTTGATAATCAGGTACTTCTCTTGTTCCCATTTCAGCTTCAGTAACAACATTACCATCATCATCTAATACTGCTGGAGTTACTTCGTATTCCTCTTCTTTGACTGCATCTTTTTCACCAGTAACAGCTTCAGGAACTATGTCTTGTACTTCGTGAGCTATAAAACCATCAACTGTTGTATCTTCATCTGCAATAAAATTAAACCTA